GCCATCATCTCATTGATCTCCATGCCGTCGATTGCGGGATCATCCCAGCGGCACCCGTCGGGGGTCTCTTTGCTGCCGCAGTCACGGAGCATCATCACCAGGTCCTGATAGGTCCGACCGAAGCGTGCCAGGCGGCGTGCCTCATTGTACAGACCCTCATCGTTTTGAATCCAGAGGGACACGTTCCAGGTCTCCCAGTTTGCCCATCCGTTGAAGGTGGTGTCGATCATGTCGGTTCGTTTGACTGAAGTCAGTATAAGGGGTAAAGGGGTCGCCCAAGGGGCATGGGTGGACAGTGCGCTCACTGGCACACCTCTTTGTTAAACTTAGCGTTGTTGAAGTTGGCATAGCTGAACCGCTCACGATTGACCAGTTTCATTGTACCGAACTCATTGGAGTAGACATAACCTTCGGCATCAATCTGATCGTATCCGATATAAGCGGCAGGACCATTATTACGGCAGAGATAGAGTGCGTCATCCTTGATAGATTTGACCAGTGCCCACAATCCAAGCAGCAGAGGATCGCAGTCAAATTCGCTATTCACAACAGGACGATTCTCACGGATACAGGCATTCAATTGCTGCTTAATCTTCTTTGCCTGCTTATCATCCAAAAAGGTGACAGTCTGTGCCATTTGCTTAGCGAATTGAATCACCTCAGTAAGGTCACCAAACGACCCTGCACATTTGGTATAATCACCAGAGAAGATGCGTGCCTGAGGTTTAACAAACTTACAGTTAAATCCATCCTCCAGGTTAACAGTCAGAGGGATTGCCCAACTATCACGAAGGTCATCATTTGCCTCATAGCGGGTATGCGGAGCAATGATGATTTCTTCGTGAACAGTTACTCCGAAACTGTAAGTGATAGTGTTGGGAGTGTACTCAGACTCTCCACCAAATCCAATAAAATCCCCCTGATAAATGGCGTCTGTATGAGGAATCCAATCAAAACAAGCGTGCAGAATTTTTGCAACTTCACCTTGGTGGTTCGCATCAATGTCCGCATGAGATTCGTTGATCTTGATTTTAACTTTGTTGAACACACTTTTGGTGCCAACGAAGAAATTACCAGTGGCAGGATTGCGACCCCATACAATAGCGGGTGCGCCGTCCATCTTAACGCTGAGAGTGCCTGCTGCCTCAAACCAGTCCAGAGCGGTCAGGTCGCCCGTCAGGATGGTGTCTTCGGGGTGTTCGATGTGCTTGTTTTGCATGAACGTAGTATGGCAGGTCCTGAGGCGCTTTGGAGGGTTTGGTGTGCGGTTTGCCAACTGGTCGGGCAGCCGACCTGGGTATAAAGAAAGGGGACACGAATGCCCCCGAATTCTTTATGCAAACATGAAACCATTGGTGAAGTCGTAGCAGTTATAAACAGGGGAAGTTCCTGCCTGTCCAACGAACTTGTGAACGAACCAATTGAAGTTCTTTTGGAATACACCTTCGCCCTTGATTCCGTGCTCCGAAAGAATAGCATTCAGACGGGACTTGGTGGTGTTAGTTTGCCAACCACCGTCGAAGATCTGAACGAAGTCATCACCCACGATGGCAATTTTGTTACCGTGAAGGTATACAGTGGATTCGTTGGTTTCGGGGTCGAAAGTAACAGCGGTGTTGCCAGATTGCCAGTTCAGGTTGTTAGAAATGGCATTGTTCATTTGCTGTTCGATCTTACGCATGGTGTCGTGTCGTTTGAACAATGGTAGTATGGCACCGATCGGGGTGCTTTGGGGAGAATGGTGGACACCTCCCCGACTGTCACACTCGGGTGTCGTTGTTAAACTCTTGATACACTTGGGCAACTTCCTCCCAGTGCTCATCACGAAGGGGACCACACATATCCTCCATCCAATCATAAACCATACACCAATCGGCATCGGTTTGAGTAATGAAAGAGGGCAGAGATTCCAGGTAGAAGTTAAAGGTGTTCATGGCAAAAAAGCAGGGATCAGTGTACATCAGAAAAAGAGTTTCAGTAACCGTTCAGGAAATCTGCGACTGCTTCGTTATACTCTTCCTCGGTTTGGAAGGTACGAAGTCCGATAGTACGGGGGTACTCACGCTTGGGGGCGGGAGCGTTGGACAGGTCACGACCCTGGGCGAGGACCTGCTGAGCGTAAGGGTTGGAAACGTTGCTTTTGATCATGAGAGTATGATGCCACACCCAGGCAGTCCCCGTAGTTCGCCATGATACAAAACGGGAAACCCACCCATCATCCGTGCTTATCATTCGGCGGCGATTGATGGGCGGCTGACCTGAGTATAATTAATCCTCCAACAAGTGCGGGTAGTATTCTTCTACCTCTGCGATCAATTCTTTATCAGAATACTTATCATAACTCTCACTCATGTTGTCATAAAGAATTGCCATCATCGTTTTAATGTCCATATCATCCAGGATTTGCTGGATCATGTTGTCTTGGAGTTCAGAACGATTCATTTCAGTTAGCGGGAAAGTTTTTGCAGACAGCATCACAAAGCATACTAATTAAATCTTCGGGACTTACATCAATAGTGTGATGCTGTTCCTCACCATCAATATAAAGACAATAATTCGATTCAATGATACAATCAATGTCCTCCATGAGTTGTTCACGAGCAGTCAACATTTCAAGATTGTTCATAGTTTGCATCAGTAATCGTAGTTGGAGTTCAGGTAGTTTTCTACATTAAACTTCTCTTCTTTCTCCCACTCTTCTTTATACTCAATCACGTCAAAGATCTCACCAGGAGCATCAGCAATCTCAGACCAGAGTTCATCAAACATGGGGCAATCCCTGACGACTTGAGTACAATATCCCGAAACGAACCCCAGCACAAGGGGGTTTGTGCCACCTCTCCGACTGGCACACTATTCTCAATAAGGTCTTGTTATTGAGAATGAGATCTTATACGTGTGCCAATCTACAAACTGGCACTCAGAAGACTTCTGCAGGTTCTTTTATGCTAACATGGACATTCTCATCACCTTCAAGATCTAGTAGGATCTTCCAATCTAGATCTTCCAGGTATAAATCATCGTAGCATTCAATGTCTAATGTTACACATACTGTACGCTTGTGTGTATACATGATTCTCGTAGTGCGATGTGTTATGTGTATATGATATTATGCATAATGTTTATATGCAAGCGCATCATAATCACATGAATCTCGCGCATACTCATCATCAATCTCGTATGTATCTTGTGTATATGATGTATGAATATAATGCTCATACATCTCGTCGAGATCGTATGTATATGACTCGTTGTTATACTCGTAATGAAACTCGTAGTCGTCGTACATGGTTCTCGTGGAGATGTATGATACTATGATATTATAACGTGATCTCGTAGGAGTGTCAAGTCTCGTCGAGATCCATAACCATTATTTATAAGTCTCGTCGAGTTTATGTGTGGGTCTTGTAACTTTTCGCCGCCGTGTGACTTGACAAACTGCGCGTCTCATGGTACGCTCGCTTAGCTTGCATAAGATCTGGGGGTTTATAAGGATTAGGAGAGGATTATAAGGTCTATTCTCAACAATAAAACCTTATTGATTCTCAACTATTATCATCTTATTGAGAATGGTATAAAACACAACTTTATATTTAAAAAGGTATTTTTTAATGTTTTTTAATGATTTTTAAGGTATTTTTAACTTTTTTGGCAGTGATACTCCATACAAGTCCATATAATATTCTTCTTCCCTTCTTGAATAGTAGTTGACTTATGTACGGTCTGCATATCACAAGGAAAACATAACATACTTCCCTTCTTTGGTTTAACTCTCAGACGTTGATTCAGGAACAATGTATCACCACCAAGGAAGTCATCATTCAAGTAAAGAATATAAGAAAAAAGAAGATGTGCATGATCAGAACTATCAATGTGCCAATCATAATAGTCTGACTTATCATATGTTCTATAAGTGTAACTACATGAGGTAGTATACAAATACTGAGCATTCCTAAGTGTAAAATACTGAGGATTATTCAAAACATAATGTAAATGTATATCAGAAAAAATATCATTTATCATCTTATCTGCACACAACATATCATGATCATACTTTGATACTTGTGAAACATTAATACATGAATTATTTCTTACCTTTGACCTTTCCGTATTCTTTGTCAAATATTCATCATGTAATGTAGATCCTTGTATAAGTGAAACAATAGTATCACACACCTGATCAGATACAACATTATCATATTGCCAAATGAATGGTGTATATTCAGACCAATTGTGTTTTTTGATAGTCATTACCACAATACACCCATCCCGTACAAATATACTTATTATCAGACTTAGGAACACAACCACGATGTAGATAAGTCCAGGTGGCAGGGAAGATACACAATCTACCTTGTTTCGGACTGATCTTTAATCCATTCATGAACTCAGTATGTCCACCTTCGGATACATCATTCAAATACCAAATATAAGTAAGCATTCGGGCACCCAGGGTTTTCTTGACCACAAAGTCATGATGCCAATCATAGTGTCCACCTTCACTCTTAAGATACTTTTGTATCTGATATCCAGTATCATTCACAATATCCTCGGACGTATAATAGTGCATGACTGGATTAATACCTTTAATATGTTCGGTATAACAATTCAGATTTGTTGTCAGATGTTCGAAGAATATTTTATCCTCTTCTTTCCAGTCCTCAATATAGTTCTGTAACCACAAATCATAGGTCTTCTTCATCTTCTCATCATGGCGTCGGGCATAGCCAACAGTACCAGGTCTTCGACGATCATATGGTTCGGACTCAAACTTCTCTATGACATGTCTACAATAATCACCACTTAAATCATTATCCTTAATATAAACAAATGGATCACTTTTCATCATAAACACACTCTCTACTCTTCACATAGGTCAACTGCTTCCAACTCTCTGGATAACAAACCACAAGAGTATGATACTTACTATGAATAGGACAGTGTTCTACATCATCACAGTGCTTGTCCTTGGTTCCAATCTCAATAGTCAGATAGGACGAATCCATAAAATAGATCCATCCTTCTATCGGAGACTTATCTCTATTCCACTTAACATAATCATTTAACTTGGGTTCATAAGGCATTGCATCAGAGGATTAAGGTTGAGTGACATACTAGTATAAGGCGTCGTATCTTCTATTCTTACTTCTTTACCGATTGTTTTTGAATTAATTGGGGCATGGAGACACTTTGTTTTAGTATTATAGAATCCCCAGATAGTACGTGTCGGAGCACCATGATTGTAGTCAAACCTACGATGACATAAAAGCCAGATAGCAATAACATGACGTTTAAATTGTACCTGTTCATAGGAATAACCTTTGGGAGGATCATGCGGTACGAATAATTCGCAGTCGTCTTGGATTGACACCATCATTGAGTTTTGCATCATACAATTCCTTACACTGAGGACGAGTGAGATTTTCTCCTACTGCATACCATCCAGTAGTCTGTTCTTCCTCTAACTTATAAAGTTTAGGTTGTTCCTGTGGTTTAATCGTAAATCCTTGTGCCATGTGTATTAAGTGGTGAACGAATCAATGATGCCCGACTCATAATCATCCTGAAGAATGAACTTCTGGGCACTGACGACATTCTGCATGATCAGATGATTATATTCATCATCATATGTAGGTTCGTCTGCAAGAATACCAAATGCCTCGGTATCACTCTCCGCAATGAGATTAATCACC